TATTAGAAGTGATACTCAGATCTAGTGTTGAGTTTGGATTCGCATTTACATAATCCATTACCTTGAATGTATTATTGTCCATCAACGGCTCACCGCCTGTCATACGAAAAACTTTTAGTTCTTTGTATACATCAGGAAACCATTCCCAGAATGCTGAGATATATGGATTATCTTTACGAGCAACTTCTAATGGCATCATGCCAGTCTTTCGTAAGTAATCTAAATCATTATGACCAGATCCATTTGAGAATCTAAAGCCACCATGTTCTTTGATATCATCTTCCCATGCGGTAGATAAATGAGGTGAACAGTAAGCACACTTGAAATTACATGCTTGGTTGAAATTAACTTCAACATATCTTGGAGCGATATCATGGTCCCACGCATTGTCTACTACTTCATCCCATGCTTCTTTAACCCACCATTCGCTTGAACGATAATGTCTATCACTAAGTCTCGGCTCTGGTTCTGGTCCACCAACTACTGCTGGATTAGGAGCATCTTCTACGTTCCAACAATACTGACATCCTTCTGGACGAGTACCCTCTTTCATTTGCTTTCGTTCTTCTAATTTGAACTGAGTGTTATGAAGTGCGTTCTTGTTTATCTTTAACTCTTCAAGTGGAATAGGATGAGTAGGTGGATGATAACAACTATGAGTGCGACCTTGTGGCAAATGTAAACTCACTTGGAGCCATTTTGCCATACACATGGACGGAGACAACTTATTGAGTTCGCCCCTTGTTACGGTCGCGTCATCATCGTAATTCGACATTATCTATCCCAACCAGTCTGCTTCTCTGTTGCAATTGGATTGCCACTTCTTGGTGGATTAGTGTACACTCTTTTAAAGAATTTACTCAACTCTTTAGTTGGGTCGGCGATTTCCATTCCAATCTTATCATGAAGAATATCTCCGATGCGTAAACACTCATCGTATAGTTTATCATAATCCCATACTAATCCTGTTCTAGGACATTTCATATCACCGTCTGACATTAATGGAGCAATCTCTTCATCGAAATAAGTCTTGAACCAATCAAATGATGAAATGTTTTCTAACTTATAATCTTTAACAAAGTTTACATCATAGCAGCCCAATCTAGCGCCATAACAAGCCCACAAGCCATTCTCTACATCTGCGCCTACATTACACCAGGTTATCAATCGTTCATAGTTCTTTGGCCAAATTCGTTTAACGAAGTCTTCGACAGGAACAGTATTACCCTCGTCTAATGACATCTTGACTCCTTCTCTATATCCAGCGCGGAATGCCTGGAATGGTGAACCTGCATTGAGTACCTCAGAGTATGTGTCATTCATTTGGATATAGTTTAAGTCCCAACAGAAATCAACTTTCTTTGTTTCGTCAACTGCATTCTCATGTGTTTGCATCTCTAGAACTAGTTTTACTGGCCAGCATTTGATTCCACCGTTTCCGTATACTAATCCATTTACCATGTTCTTAGCACTCCAACTGATAATAGAATGTTCTATATCAGTATTTTCGGGAAATGTAATTGCTATATCAAAAAACTTTTCATCAACAATATTGTCTCCATCAATAGTAATAAACCTATCAGTTTCACTTTGTCTTGCACATTCTTTGTGTGCCTCATCGAATCCCTTTACACCATCGACTCGTTTTGCAAATGGAAATTTCATCATTAGGTTAGCCCAATGTTCTTCTTTTGCAGGTTCATCATAACTGATATAGAATACATCTAAGTCACCAAGAACTAGTTCGGTTTGTTTCATACTTTTCTCCAAGAATACTTATCAAAATACTTCTGCGTATAAACGCTTATACTGTATTTATTCTCTTCAAACTTAACTCTTTTTCCAGTAGATAATAATTCAGAAAATGGAACTAACACAGTTTTGATTAAGAACTCTGGCTTGTCTTTGTATGTTACAAAAAATACATGTTCAGTCTTGCCCGCGACAGACACTACTTGATTTGGATCGATTCCAATACTTTTCTTTAGACTTTCACTCGCTTCAAAAACTAAGTCACCGTCTTCGATGTATAGTAGGATATCAGTATCTAGTGTTGTAGATATCTTATGTAACTGATTATCTTTGTTTCTTCGTCTAATATCAACCTTTGTTTTTATGATCTCATATACTAATGGGTTAGTTGTTCTACTAACGATGTAATCTGTAAACTTGTAACTGCCGTCAAGAAAAGGCATGATATCATCAAACTCGAACCAGGCAAATAAATCTTTTGTATCCCGTGTCTGATTTGTTATCTGAGTAATCTTACTAAAGCCATCGAAGTAGACCGCGCGACACGTATCAGTTTTTTCTATAACACTTAACATTATTGTGCCCTCTCAAGTTGTGCAATCTTACTACTATCCATCCAATCTTTCTCTACGTAATGTAAGGGTAATGTTTGAGTAAAATTACCAATCTTAACTTGTAAGTCATCGCTTAGTTCACTAGTAATACTCTTCGTCCAGTTACTCTCTATTTGATTCGCTGGCACATTCTGAATCATACTTTTCATATGAACAAACGTAGGAACATCTTTAATAGAATAGTCACAAGTTTCTTCTTCAATGTCTAAGAGTTGAATTGCTAACGCATATGCGACATCCGCACTCATCCAATTCTGACCAACACCATTAAGAAATTTATCAAAGTATACATTCCAATGAGTCATAATCAACTCAACCATCTTAAAGAATTCGAACGTTAACTCTGACTTTTTAAAGTAAGTGAAGTTACTATACACGTTCGGTAAATTTAATTGAGTAAATTTCTTTCTGTAGTAGTCGCTTGTTACATCTTCGTTTCTGAAAGTTTTAACATTAGTGCAACACCAGACATCTCTCTTTGCTAGATACTGCCACCAATGATCTACGCTAGTAGTAAACAACATATCACTATCAAGTATAATAGTTTCATCATACGGAGTCATATGTGGATATTTCCACTTATTGTGAATCTTCCACTTGTCTCCCATAGCATCATCATTCCACGGAATATCAACTATGGCATCGAATGCATGTACGTGCTTGTCTGTAATTAGTTTTCTAGTTTCATCATCTACACATACACAAAGATTGCTGTTTTCTTGTGTTGCGTTTAGACTGAGAGCCAGTGCATACGACATTTCCAAGTAATCAATATCACCGCTATTTTGTGCGATGGTTATATATCCTTTACTCATTTACCTTTTCTCCATATAATAAGAAGTCATCCATAAATCGTGCTATCGCCTTCTTGTTCATAATGTGCAAATCAGTGTTCGTGAATCTTGTTAGTATATGGTCTGTAATTCTTTCTGCATCTGCACAATACATGATAATATCATTGTGAGAATTAACTCGAAAGATATCATCAATATCAAAACTGTTATTGAGGTATGTAATAGGCAATGACGGCACATCAAACGCAACACTACCATTTAGTATATGTAGTGCCATCGAGAATGCAAAATCATTACGATACAATGAGCCACTACAGTTATACAGGTAATAGTAATACTTGTAATTCTGTTTTATATGGCTTATCAGTGTAAATAGATTTTCAGCGAATTCAGATTTCTTAAAATATACAACAGTTGCCCAATACATTGGAATACTGAAGTTATCAATGTATTCAATATGTTCTTTATGTCTACCAGATACATCTCGATAATGACAATTAATCATAAGATCATTTTCACTATCCCATACTTGGTCTAATACGGCATTCATGATGAAGTAATCACCATCAATGACCAGTGTCTCATCATACGGTGAGAGTTCGTATACTTCGGACCTAGACATGTTCTTGAAGGTCGCGTATTCTGTCTTGTCGGGAGTGTCTTTAAACAGTCTTATATTGTCAGGTTGAAAAGAATCAGTAACAATTATTCTGTCAAAGTATTCATTGATTAATGTTTCATTTTGTTCTAATGTTTCAGTATTAGTGATTAGACAAATTTCATCAAACAACGAAAGATTCTTTCTGGCAAAACCAGCACACGCACACGCAGTCTCCGCATAATTGACATACTCGTTATTCTGAGCAAATATTATAATACCCTTACTCATATTTAAATCTCTAAGACTTTTTCTATTTTGCGTGAACTACGGAGTTGTTGATATTCATTGTAGTAATCATTCACTACTTCAAAATATAAACTAGATACATCTTCAAGAAACTTTTCAGTATCTTCGATGCGAATTGGGATATCATTTTTATCAAGCAATGAGATTTCAGTTTTGCCACTTGAAACAACAAAGTTCATAAAAGATATGAGTGATTGGTCAACGGAGAACGAGCCACCAGAAGTACTGTAACTTAATAAGTTTTGTGTTTTTACTTTGAGGTTGTTTTTTGAAAGATTAAACGTCTTCATAGTGTTAGAAAAGTCTAACGCTTTCTCTAGTCGTTGTAAATCTTCATCCGACGGTTGTATAACGCCTTCTTCTTTGGTAATGACTGTCATGGTTTTCTCCTATATTAGTATTAATAATACAGCAAAATGCCCTAAAAGTCAAGTCTAAAGAGAAGAAATAGTTGAATAAGTTGGGGAAGAAACAGATACTCCATCTGGCGAATCTGTTGGACGAATTTCGTCTAGTGTAACTGTGAGTGTACCAGCAACATAGTCAGTACCTGTCCAAGAACCACCACCATCGTGTGCCCATGTTCCGGTGTCTGCTGGATGACTATCATCAAACGCCATCTTAACATCAATATCAGCAGTACCATTAAGTTTTGCCCAGATGTTTAATTGGTTTCCAGAATAATCAGCAGTGCCGCCCTTGGTATATACTAATGTATATCCGGCAGATAGATTATTAAATCCTACTCCGGGTGTGCCTACACTTGCTGAACTCTCAGTCGTAGTGTGGCCTAATTTTACAGTAGCAATTGCACTTAACATATTTTGCCAATCAACACTTTGTGCGTGAGAGGCATCAACTCCACTAAGAACAGCATCGAATCTTATTTCGCCGCCAGAATTAAAAAAGTGTCTACGAGCAGTTGTATTTGCAAATGATACCTTTGCTTCATAGTATACTTGATTTATGTTTGTCCACGTAGGAGTACTTGGTGAGCCATTTGGATCATAGAACGTTGCCAAGTCTGAAATTTGATTAGGAGTAACAGTCATATATGCCACATCACTGTTCAATTTATTAGATACTATAGTTGCTATGTCAGTTGTTAACGTTGGCAATATAGTGATAAGTTTACTAGCAACGGGCCAACTAGCATCAGATGAACTAGCCGGAACTGATATTGTTGTGCCCTGGTGTCTGGCAGCATAAAGCATAGAAGTCAAAAGTTCATCCCACAATGATGCTGTTACTGATCCGCCTACTACAGCGTTAGTGACAACGAGATGACCTTGGCCGTATCCTGAATCTGCCGAACCGATACCTACTATATCGTTTATATCGTTAGCAAAAAGATTAAAGTCCGCGGCGCGAACTTTACCTCCTAGATAATAACTTTGTGGCATAAGAATTTATCTCTCGTCAACACAGATTATAGGTTGTCTGTTACAGTGAATACTGGATTTGTAATACTAACAGAACCAGAAGGATTCGTCATTCTAAGTGACGCAACCGTTACTGTTGATGTTCCAGGTACTGTATCAGCACCAGTCCATGACCATGCACCGCCGTAACCTGAACCACTACCTGAACGAGCCACGTGAGCATCATTTAATGTAGTTTTCACGTAGATAGATGTACCAGACTTATATGCATGAACCGTAATTTGGTTAGCACTATAATCGGAGTCGTTTGCATATTCGCGTTTGATAAGAGCATAACTTCCAGTTAGATCTGAATACTTTTTACGAGTCGAGGTATCGGTATTAGTTTCTGATGTATTCGCTGTGATCTTATATGTTCCCATTTCACCAGCAAGTTGTTCCCACGAAGTACCTTGTTGATTAGATGACGTATCATTATGTGATGCTGAAACTCTAATTTCACCACCCGCTGTCATCCATGCATCCATGACTGCTGTTGAACTAAATGTAACTCGTACAATTTGTACTCGCGAACCATTCCAGTTAGATACTGTTTGAGATGTTTCGTTCTGAACACTCATATCCCACCCAGTAGCATAAGACCACGGTGCGTTAAAACGAGTATTAATCGAAGATTCAAATGCTGCCGCGACACTTCCGTAATGTGACCAGTTTACCACTGTTCCTGCATTTACCGCAGTAAATGGATTTGAAATTGCATAAAAGTTTGCAATTTTAGCTGCCGCACTATAGAGTGAATCTAAGTACGAATCGTCAATTACTGATCCCGATGTTGGGTTTGCCGCAACTGTGTGAGATTGGTTATAACCACCAAGAACTCCAGTCCCGTTAAGTATTGTATTCATTTTGTCACGTAGACTACTTAGATCTGCGTTATGTATTATTGAGCCTGAAGCCATTGTTATACTCCTAAATTTTAACTAATTTGAATTGTAACTGTGTAGTCAATTACAATCGTTCTATTTGCCGCCAACAACACAGGATGGAAAGTCACATGTGTCAGCATTAACGTTTTTGTTTTATCCAGTGAGCCACTATTAGTGACCCCAGATAATAATCCAATTTCATCGATAGTGAATGCCGCTACCGCACTTGTGTCAGTCGAAGTATCACTCGATGGTACCGTTTCGCTTACAGCCGTTGCGTAATCCGAGTGAGATAAGTTCACACTGAAATTCACTTTTGCTGTATTGTTTGGTACTGTTTTCCCGCCCATATCCTGACCAGGATAGTACACGGTATTCGTTGTTGTCTGTTCATACTTTGGTACATACAATGAAGAACTACTCGCTGTTATCGATAGTCCATCATATGTTGGATTTACTCTTGGAGAACGATATGAAAGTGTTGTAGTAGATACACTTCCTCCGTTACCAAACGCCATCCAATTAATACTTGGTGCAGAGCCAGACGCATTAACACTTGTTGGTTTTCCAGCAAGGGCTGATGCGAGAACATACGCCATGTTTCCAGGGTGTATTGCATTTTTCTTTTGCACAAGTATTTCTCCACTATCTTTATCGTAGATTTTCAGTGTACCAATTACTTGTGAGTCTATTTTATCATTAAACATTTATTCGTCTCTTTGTTGAGTCTTTATTATATTTATCTTACATTGTATTTATGCTTTTCATCTATGATGATAAGTTACACTATAAGTCTTGTAAAACTATTTGCAACGGAACATCTAATACATATACTGTGTCAAGATTCGCAAATGCGTGTCCCAATCCAGTATACAACGCTCTATTACTAATAGTTAATGCTGTTCCTACTTTCTTGTCGTATAACATGAATTCCATATCAGAACTCCCTGCTTTTTGGACGGCTATTAATTTCTTATTGGTATCAGATGCCCCATCATCGAACAGTGCTGGATGGTTCACGGTAAGGGTAGTTCCATCAAATGCTGATATAGTTCCTGTGCCAGTAACACTTACATTGTATCCTCTGCCATAAATATCATAAACGTACATCAATGTATTACTGACTGTTTCTGAACCTATGCCAGCAGTTATATTTCCCGTGTATGTTTGTAATTTTAATATAGTCGATTCTAGTCCATCAAATCTTACAAAGCCAGTATCGAATCCCGTAGTTCCGTTTGTTATTGTAGTTCTACTTCTTAACAATCCACCTTGTTCGTATTCGCCATCAGCGATAGACGAGAACGATGAAGGGTCGGATGTATCGTAATCCCCACCATCTATTACATTTTCATCATATCTACTATTACTACCGAAATCTAAAGTAAGATTCATCTTCTCATCAATGGTAGTTGTCAGTGTTGCTTTATCACTCAATGTATTCGTTCGTGTAATTTCTCTTATTTTGACGTGATATGGTTTCGCTTCTCTAACATATTCTAATACATCTGCTTCGCTATCTCGTTGATACACCGCGTATTGTTTCAGATCACGATTATACAGATTCAAATCTATATAACTTGTTTTAAACAACCAAGTAGGATAAGTCTTTTCTGTGTAAAGATAATTGATCATAGTAAAGAATATATCATTGATAAACGAATTATCAGGATAATCCTTGATCATATTCATTAATTCTTGAATCTGAATTCCCACTGCATTATTATAATATATATCAAATGATAATTCTGGATATACAAGGTTATCAAATGATACACTCAATGAACTTTTACTTCTATTGACTAATTTTAATGTGCCATTATCTTCAAAGTAATATTCGTCATGTGTTGGCAACTTTAACTTAAATGATTTTATTCCATTATTATATTCTGTCAACATATCAAAATTTCGAGTAGTCGATAGATACGAGAATGTATCAATTGTCTTGTAGTTATCAGTTAGATACCAATCAGTCAAGTCGAATATAATATCGTCAGTGTTTATGTATTCTGTGTACTTAGAATATAAACTCACTAGTAACTTACTTTTCATTGTATCATTTATAACTGAAGCAAAATTACTTCTGGCAGTAACATTATCTGCAAACCAATTATCTTCCGTAGGCGCTATCTTGTATACTCTTAATATATCGCCTGCTATCATCGTATGTGTTTGTGATATACGTAGATTACCACTCGAAATACTTAGATAACTTGCTTTCACCGTGCTACTATTAATAGTAACTACTATATCGTTTATACTCAAGTCTGTTATCCAATAGATTGGAATTATCGCATTATTAACATCAGTTAATTGTGATGATGATAACCCGGCAGTATGCGTTTTCATAATACTAAGATTCGATAATGAATCGATCATATCATTTAAGAATGTACCGGGAACGATAGTATCTGTGTTCTTCGCTAACATCTCCCAATCAGAGTGACCTTTGCGAATACCAGATTCTTGTTGGTATTCTAATGTAGTACTTACCGTTTCATTAGTATATGAAGTCGCGTTATTACTAATAAGAACACTTGACGGACCAACAGGTATAAATTTATTCTTAGTACCACCTGCTGAAATCAACATTGCGATTTCAACAACTTCAGCACCAACAGAAGACCAGTAGAAATAATCAGTAACTTCTTTGCCTGCTACATCATCGTAATACTTTTTAGTAGTATATGTTGGTGTTTCAGTTGGCAATATTCTAGATTTCGTCCACTTCTTAACAACAACGGACGACTCTGTTACTAATCTTCCCCAATACTTCTTCACATAGTTGACATTCAAGTTTCCGTTTGAATCACCATAATCGTTGTATCTATAAAATCTTGCTAAGTCTGTGTCCCACCAGATCTTGCCCAACTTCTCATCTAACCAGATATCAGAACTAGTAGTATTATCATAACTTGCTGGATCATTCCATGCGATGTATTCTAGTTTAGAAACAATTGAACCAGGCATTTTTAAGTTAAGTGGATCATATATTTGATGATTAATGAAGTTATCTCCATCTTTTATCATTAATCTTTTTGTCAAATCAGTGTCTATAATCGCTGATTGTCTTGCGTGAACTGACAATATTCCAGTCGTACTTCTATTAAGAACCGCCCAGTCACCAGTAGTGCCGTATGTATCTGCCCACAATTTACTCGCGCTGTTCAGTCCAAGACTGGTGTAGAATTCAGTAAATGTATTACCGTTAATTCCTGGAGTGTATCTAATAGATTTCCAAAGCATTGCTTTATAATTAGCACTACTTGTTACGTTTGAGTAATCTCTTACCAGCCCTATTCTAGTCAATAATGCTTCACTTGTTCCAGAGAAGGACATACTTACGCCAGTGTGAGTGAATATCATTCTGCCATCGCTTGATAAATTAACAGTAAGTCCAGTTGTATTAGTAACTGCATCAGTAATTTGTCCAGCAAATGCAATCGCTGAAGAACTTAATACTGATGTGTTCGAATATGTACCAACTGTTATTCCGATATCAGATAGAGAATTTCCTATGATATTACTAGCAACTATACTGCTTTCAGAACTTGTTATTAATACCTGTCTATCAGATTTAGTTGCGGTAGATGTTGATGACGCGAATACTTGAGAATTTAAATCACTTATAATGTTATCAGTAGCATCTACTGCCACAGTAGTCGTAGCATATCCTAATCTTCCCATAGCGCCAGACGTTACTTCAACTATATCTAAGTTATGATTTGTGCTTGTTATTTTAATTGTGCCAGTTACAACTGCCGCAGTTACCCCTAGAATACTTAGTGCGTTTATTTGTGAAACAACACTTGTTGCAGTTGGACTAGAGTTCGCTTCATACGTGCCCGATGTAATACCCAATTCAGACAATGCTGTTCCTGAGATAGCCATCGAAGATGCAGAACTTGATATTACCATGTTACTACCAACAACAGAACAAGTAATACTAGTTATAGTATTGATTGCTGTCGCTAGATTATCTAGTTTTGAGTCATAATACAATGTAGTAGTAGATAATCCCAGGTCTTGTAACGCACTGCCCGACATATCTAATTCAGGAGATGATGTCGTTAGAACTAATTCGTTAGTTCCCGAGTTACTAGCAACTACTAAAGTTGATGTTGAATTGATTGCTATAATAATTTCAGCAAGAGTATCTCCACTCGTAAGTGTCACAGTTTGACCATTAATTGACAATGGTTTCGTAGATGCCATCACTGGTGCCGTTACTGTTCCAGTCGTAGTTAACGCTACTACTGTCTTTGTTACTCCATCGATGACAACTGTGTTTCCTGTAGTAAGTGGCGAACTTTTTGTAGCCGTTGAAGTCAATGAGATTCCAGCAGAGGCACTATAATCTATAGTTAATGTTGTGCCGTCAATTGTAATTGCATCGCTATAATTACTAGTAAATGCAGTCGATGTAGTTGCAACTGTACCAGTAAATGTTACGTTAGTATCAGTAGTATTCTCAACTAATCCACTAGCATTGTAAATAACAAATCTTGCTTGTTCTCCCTCTGATACTGTTGGATTTGCAACTGTTCCCAGTATCGAGATTCCAGATGTCGAAGCAGCCACAGAGGCGTAAGTGAAACTCGTTCCATCGACAACTAGTATGTCACTTGCAGTGAATACAGGGTTGCTTATTGAACCAATTGCTTCGATTCCAGAATCTGTTGTCGTAGGAACGAAGATACTGTTAGTAGTTGAAGAATCTATTTCAATAATCACTGGCTCAAAGTCTTCTTCGAATACTAGGTATTCATGAATAGTACTCGTGTTTACTGTTTTTGTTCCATTTGCGGCTAGCAAATAATATCCGTCTATCGTTGGATCTATTTCAGCACCAGAAATCTTTAGATAAATTGGTTTATCAACATACGCAGAATCTATTGCAGTAAGCATTCCAATGTATAATTGATTATCAGAAGTTTCACCAATATAACTTATCTCTGCTACTTCACTTAATCGTACCACGTCCCAGTCTCTATCTATATCGAATTGAACCCATGCTGTATCTCCCTCATATAATGTATTAGTTTCAGTTGATAACCCTACTAAATCACTCTGAGTCTTCGTTAGATAGTTTACATCACTTACATCAACATAACCCGATGTCTTTATTGCTATTGCAGGCTTAGATGAGCGTGGCATTAGTGTTTTTGTGATGTTCGGATATTCTATCAAGAATGGATTACTAATCATATCGTTGACTTTTACATCTTTTGTCATTGTAAGATTAGTTGATATCTGTCCATAGTCACTTAACTTAACAGCCCAGATATCAGAATGCTTGATGTCTTTGAAGTTACTGTTGTTATTAACAATTCTATTAATACTTGAGTTTGTTCCCTTGTGAGATAAGAAACCTTTATAAAATTCTAGTTGTGATTCTCTTTCAATTCCATGATTAGACAAGTATGCTCTAGTTGTATATCCCATATGATTTGATTTTAATTTGTTAACAATCGACAATCCTTGGTCGACAATTGTATTTCGATAATGGCGAGTTTCTTCAATCATTGTATCGAAGTTTGGTATTAATTGATTATCATGAACTAGATATCCATCAACCGACATAGTTCCGTCCCAATCTAATGTTCGATTACAATCAATTTGCATACGAAGATTTCGTGTGTGAGTATGAGGGTCGTAGATAACGTCATCGTAACTGTCAACTCTGTCAACAACGAATGCGTGTTCGATGTCTCTTATATCCATTTTCATTCCATAGATAGGAATATTACTAGTGAATGATAATTTGGCACCGTCTGTATGGAAATCAAGTTCAGTATTTGGTATAAGTCTACCTGAAGAGTCTACTACTCGATAAAAGTTCTTGAATGTTTCAGTGGCCACACTCGCTACGCCGTAAGTTGCATTGAAAGTGCCCCCCGTCAATAGCGGAGTCAATGTAATGAAATCTCCAATGGTGTGTTGTTCGCTCTGCCAATCTAAGAACTTATACAATAGATTTTCCCAATCTATGACATCACCGCTTTGGTCTGAGTCTGTGAATTCCCATCCTACTAATTTCAAGTATTCTTGATAACCCAATATTAAATGAGCAACATCATCTACTGTTTCTAAGATGTCACCATAATTGTAATTCTTTATAGTATCGTTTACTAATTCCTTGTAACCATTCGCAGTTGTTTTGTTTGTTCTTGGCCATTCTACTACTGGTTTCCAATCTTTAATATTGTCATCAAATAATGTAGTCGAGGTATGTGATGTAAGACAAACGTAGGGAGTGTCATTCCATAATACATACGAATCTAGTCTATAATATTCTCCACCCTGCCAGTTTTTTAGAGCAAGTTTATCTCCTGCTGTTGAAAATACTTTCTCGCCACTTGCTGTATCCCATCCCATTGAATAGAATGTTGGATTAATTTCATCGTATCCGTGGACTTGGAATCCGAACTTATTTGTCTTCGGCTGCGATATAAGTGCCCAACTACTATAATCAAATGTGATAATACCCGCAGTCTCTTTTGTAGAGATACCAGTTGTTTTTCTTTTATAGTATTTGTTGTCGCCCGTGTTTAGAACAATATCACCCTTGACATACGTTGCCGCACTGGCAAGGCTATAAGCGGGATATGGTAAATCTAATGATACCTTCTCTAACACGATAGCACTAAAGAATTCACTTCTGTTTGGTACCCCCGCATGAACGAATAAATCATAATTGTCTGTTGGTATCTCAGAGAATCTACTATTAGATAATGAGTTGTTCTCTGACTGTAGTTTGAAATTATTGACGAATCCGCCTAACTTCGAACCCAACTTAAATGAATACTTGACTTTATCCGCAAGAACAACACTGGTGTCAATACCTTCATTTTTATTAGAGTATGTGATAATGTCTTTTATCTGTGAACTGTAATTATACACAACTTCGAACGGACTTGACAATAACATTAATGTAAATTCAGCGAAAGCGAATTCACTACTTCTAGTCCAAGCAAGTTCAACTGGTGAACCGTCTCCAAATTCCCATGCTTGGTCCATCAATAATATATCACTTGATGTTATCGCGCTGCCGAAGAATAAATCACTAGGCGTCTTCAAGTTTCCAGAAACATCAACTGGCACTGGACAAGATAACGAATTGGCAGATATTAATGATGTCCAGAATGAAGTTTGTGTGTAATCAGCCCCATAGGTTGTATCAAAGTTTGCTGGTTTTTGTGATAATTTTATTGCTTTCCAAGGTTCAAGCAATGGTCTATCTGTGCCGTACGCATTTATTAGTTGTCCTCTCCAGTGACCACTAGAATTCTCATCTTTTGCTCTATAGTTCCATGTCTTATATTCGGTAGCATCGAAGTCTGTGTTATCTAGATTATCAATGCTATTTCTCATCATCCATTTTTTAAAGAAAGGATACATGATATATTTCTTTTCAACATTCGAATAATCAGTGCCAGCAGTACCATATAATCCATAATTCATGCTATCTATTTTAGCACTAGAATTATCTGTTAAATTATTAAATATTAAAGTCTCGAATGAAAGGAGTATAGTATCGATTCGTGTTCCATACATAGGAATCAACGAGCCATCGTGTCCTTGAATAAACGAAACATCAGAACTATATTCAGTGTCAGTTACAACTTTGGGCTCAAATGCCGGTGCAATTTTCAATGAAGTTGCACTTGGTGGTATATAAGTTTCTTTTACATTGGAATAGTGTCGAATATCTAGTGAATCACTAGATGCCAACGCGGTTGTAAATGTTATATTTGTTGCGCCTGATGATAACGTGTAATCTTTATTTAACCGTTTGACAACGTTGTTTAGAATAACAACAACATCTTTGTCATTTAGTATAGTATCACTAAATGATGGCATCACTTGTTCTGTTGCGCCATCTACAATTGAGACACCAAGTGTTTGATAATGAGAATGGACATCACCAAAATTTATCATTGAACTGTCGCGGAAAATACTAACACTTGTATGTTTTCCAAGTGAAATGGTGCCTATGGCTTCTTCTAATATTTGTAGATCAGTTTTGGTCTCACTTGAACTCGATTCTAAAATAGAAATAATAGTAGTCATTAATTTATTTTTGTAACCATTGTATGCACCAGATAAAAATTCTGTTGCTTTAATAGGGTCGTAGTCATTTCGTGTTAATGCAAAGTATGCCTCTTTAATATCAACTGCGTTGCGAATAAGTACACTGCCTTGGTTCGCATATCTTAGTTTGTCTGTGTTTGTTCCTGACGTTCTGTAGTTATTTACTGCGTTTGCATTACCAGTTAATCCAGATACAGTCTCGACTATACGAACCATATGCTCGTATACAAGAGAGTATGTCATTTCTGTGTTTACATACGACTTGTTATCCACGTTATATTCAACTGATGGGTTAATGCGCTGGAACACGGTGGCACCATCATAAACAACGGGAGTAGCAGTGCAATAATCGACATACGCGCTTCCACTCACTGATTCAGTCATTGTGATTTTATTGGTAACACTACTAAATGTATAGTTTCCTATTTGTTTCTGTCCATCTACGTACACGTCTATTGTATTAGAATTTTTTGGTGCTTGTAGAAGTTCAATCTCAGTTATCACTACACTGTCGTCAATTTCTTGTCTTAGATTTCGATAATCAAATGTAGATGCGATGTATAAGTTTTTATATACTGTTGATAGTTTGTAATTTGATGACTCTACCAAGTCGATGTTGAATACAAATTCGCTTTGATAGTCTCCTGCTACCAACTTGGGTCCAACTGGATCTAGTCCCGAATCTGGAAATGCCAATTCAGTATCCTTTACATATCCGGTACCAGTTACATAATGAAATATTTTTATATCACTGATATATGTGTTAGTAGAATCATACGACTTAAACGTGGGAACTGTAAATGATGATGACACGGTGGTTGATGCACTTGTGTCACTCATCGCAATGTTCTTATCAAATTCAATAATAGGTCTCAGTGCTTGAGATATTAAAGTAAAGTTGTCATCTGTAATTAAAGATTTAATATCATCATAGTGATACCAAGAGTTATTCTTTTTCCAGAAGTCAGAAGCAGTTGAGTCTTTATCAATCGTTACATAATGCTTTTTTGTTGATGACTGAAAACTTGCATCAGCCGTAAATCCAGGCTTAATCCAATAATACATACTGAAATTGATAAACTTATCTAAGTCAATTGGCAAACCTACTGTCTGCAATGTACTTTTAAATAATCTCCTGTGGTCATTAGTTAACGCACCTTTATTGTACATTGCGTTGAGTAAATCGTCATAGAATATGTTATCAGTTGAGTCTACACTTGAGAATGTAGGTTCGAGCCCATAATTATCTCTTGCGTACGCCTGTGTCGGATACGATAGATATATATCATTACTGTTATATATTCCCTTTTCCTTTCTGCCAACAAATGCTTTCGTCTTCTCCATTTCACCAACAGAGAATACTCTGTCTAATGTAGTGTCGAATATTGTTTCTAACTCACTGTTCTTTAGATGACTTGGTAAAAAGTCATAAATCTTCTTTGCCATATTATTTGCCTACCAATTCAGATTGCGCTAATTGTGTTATTATTTTTACATCACTAGATGTCGTTACTGCCATAAATATTTCATTCAATGAACATGATATACTTAACAAATTCGTAAATGTATTTGTTGCATATTTTGGTGTAATAATTACACTTGAAATATAATCGCCTAATTCTTTATGTAAGTATGCTGCCAACTCTGAGAAATAGAATGTTGCTCCAAAGTCCCAGTTGTTGATTGCAAAATACTCATTTACTTTAGTAGATACTACTGTCTTAATTTCGCTATCTGTGTATCCAGTTCCTAGTTTTTTAATGACTTTAAATATTGCTTGATTCTCATTACTAGCATGTGAACCAAAAAGATACTTAAACTGCACTGGGATATAAGCAATGTGGTCTGCAATGGCACCCTTCGGCTCAATACTACTCATTATCTTTGCTAATTCAAAATTATTAGGAGCAACTGGCGAAGTAGTCAAAAAGTCGTCTGCTACCCATTCATCTACCTTCCTAACATAATCTGAACTTAATACGTACATATCGACAATATTACTAGTGCTAGGATCTATTCGCTTGTTTATATCAGCATAATGGTCCCATCTGAAACTAGTAAATTCGTCTTTAACAAATGTTATACCTTCAACTACTCGGTATTGTATGCTGTTGTAGTTGATCTGAATTAGAGCAGGAGTAACAGTAGTTTGATCTACGTGTCCCGTTAGCACACTCCATCCACCCGCTTCGCGAATATACCAAGTAGTATCAGTTGTATTATAGTATATAGTGACAGTAGAAGGCACTCTAGTTGGTCCACTGGCAGCGACCACAGTTTTTGATGCTCTTTCATATTTTATGTTATTGTCTGTATATTGTTCCATTACTACCGTTTCGTCAGTTGTAATATCGAGCATAGCAAACGGGTTATCGTTAGTATCTGAAGTTAACAGTTTAACCTTTGTACTATCTTTGTAACCAGCAGATGTCAAGTAGTCATCATACACATACGATGATGTTCCCGCATATGTCGTGGTTGTTGCGTTTGTTCCTACCGAAAGTCCAAATGATGCAGAAACTCTCACTGAGAAATCTGCGATAGTAGTTATGTCTGTGTCCACTCCGATAATTACATCAACTAGTTCTCCAAGTGTTATCGCATATGTCCAAAAAATAATCTTGTAGTTTGTACCAGATGTATTAGTAACTGTTATATGGTCGTTACTGAGTATCGTACCAGTGCTATCTCGCAGTAACACATTACTTGTAGTAAGTGCAGTTGCACTTGATACTGTGAATTCTCCGTAAGCATATTGTTTGAAATAGAGGTCTGCGTCTAAATTGTTATAAAGAGCGGAGGCTGCGGTTGACATTGTAAATGTATATTCGTCTGGTGCAGTAGAGTATACTGTAGTGAAATCTGTGGTTGTCGTTGCATCTGATACATCACTCCACTTAAAGTTATTACTCGAGGCGGCAGCATTAAAATAAGACAACGATTTTTTGCCCTTGAATCCTAAAGTATCCAGTTCATTAGATGTTTGTGTTGAATGCGAATTATTGGAATCACCAACATTACCAGTGTATCCTTCTAAGAATCCAACGGCGTCAAGTGATGTGAAAACATCACTTGATGCTATTGTAGTAATATCTGTTCCGCCGGATATAGGATCAGGAGTTGTTGAGTAATTTGCTAAATCACTCACTGCTATTGAAAGTTTATATTCATTAGTATCGGCTGGAACAGTAGTATACTCGTCAGTGTACCCTATAATTTTCCATGTGTCCGATATTGGATATGTAATCTGACTTGCTCTATTGAGTTCATATTCTATTCCTGATGGCGATACAAGATGATGAGTGTATACTACACTAGATATTCCCGCAGTCTCGAAATCATTATCTTCTACAAAATCGTAAGTTGTTGGTGCGCCACTATATTTAAATATAGCATCAAATGTTGCGCCTGTTCCACCATCAGTTACTACTGTGCTGGATGCTATAGGAACTTGTCCCACTGTAACTTTCTTACCAGTGTCTTCCGTGGCTGTTCCAATAGTTCCCGGAGATTCTTTTAAGTAATTAATAAATATCGCATCTCGTTTAGATAAATTTGTTTCGTTATCGATTACATCGGTAGTGTTACCGTAGAAAAATTTAACTTCATCTCTACTTTCGAATGCAACTTTTTTGCCTGTAAATTGGGCAGTATATTGTGATTCATTATCTCTGATGCCAGAATTATAATTAAATACGACATGAACTTCTGATGGAACTGAAGCTGGTATCGTTACCGGATGTAGTTTCCATTCTAGTTCAGTTGGCTTACTCACTGACACAACCGCATATTTTAACGTAAACGTTTGTTCTGCATTACTATCAACTGAGGTTTTAATGTTAGCGATTTCGGTAGCAGTGAACTTAGTTCTGAATCCTCTTACTACTGATACTAATCTGCCTACTTCTGGAATAAACTTACTTAATGTAAGAGTATCATCTGCGTTTGCAGGAGATGTTGATGTTTCTACTTTTTTGACTACAGCCCAAATAGTTTTTCCTGATGCTGTTAATAGTAACTCAATCCAGTCTCCAACAAAAACACCACTTGTCGGAGCAGATGTTGTTTTAATTTTCATTCCATCTGCTACATCAACAGCATATGTCGATGTTTGTGTTATTTTAACTTGTCCATTATCTTTGTTGCCATGTAGAAATTTATTTAAAAGACTTGGATGCTTCAACGCACTTGCTAACTCATTTCGTATAAAGTTGTCGCTGTTTCCTTGGAGTTTATTATAACTCAATGGAATAGACACTACTTCATCTTCAACAAATAGACTTCCGTCAGAACCAGTTACACTCAAATTTGAGTGATGTCCCAACACATCGTCCATTTCATAAAAACGTGAGTTACCAGCAAATGATGTGTTTACTGATTTTAATTTAGTGATTACATTGTTTCCCAACGATAGCGGATATACATTGTAATCTTGTGCGTTAACCATTCTATCTTGTGAATAATAACTTCTGGGAGCAATTCTTCGTACACTAGTATATGTTTCGCCAGAGAAGTTTTCACCAAAGTCGATCGTACTTGTCATTGTTACAGTAAGTCTATACGTTTTAGTATCAGTTCCAACATATGGAATTGTTATAACTTTGTTAATGATATCATTAGAGTTTACAGAAAAATTATCATTATCAACTGTTCGATACCACACTCGGTAGTTACCATATGCCGCATTGCCAAAAAGTCCATCCGGATAATGTAGTTCAACCGCATTGTCGTCCATCGAATTTATACTTACTATATCTCCTGAACCAGTTCGCAAACTATTGTAGATGGCTGTTTCTCTAGTGTCATTGTCTATAGAAGTGACACTTGATACATAAGATCTTGTTGAATCTATTTTTTGAACCCATACATCTGAATTCGATATATTAGATTCATTTATTGTCTCTATTCTATTTGATATTTTGTTATTGTAGATGAAGTCTTGATAATTTGTTGAACCTGCGGCTGCGTAAACAAAGAATCCAGTCCTGTCACTAGCAGATCCCAAGTTATCATTTCTATTAACAATCGTAAAGTTGTTGTTTTGATTTGGTTCGGCTTCTTTAATCTTTGTGTTTTTTGTATCTAGTATAACTCTTACTGCTTCAAAGTCTCTACTCTTGCCCTTGATATTAGCAGAGAATGGATAGTTTACACTTTTTGTGGTTGTGTCTTCGTTTATTTCATACAAAGAATGCTCCACGTCCGATATAGTCAACGTAGATGATGGATTCTGAATCTTTGTTGTACCTGTAAAAGAAGAATTTAAGATACTAATAAAGTTCTCGTACCAATCGATGTCATTGCTATCATTCCAGTTGATAACTTTGCCTGCCAAAGAAATGCCTTCATTATCAAGAACGCCCTCGTCAGTTGTTACACTAGAAATCTTCATGAAGCCTTTTGCGTTTATTGGTCTAGTCTTATTGTAACCTAACGTCTTTGCCATTTGTAGAATACTTGCTCTACGTTCAGCAGTGTCCATAAAGTTCTCACGAGTATTCATGTCCAATCTGAATGCTAAACTGTGTCCCATATAAGCAACTAAATCTAAAATTGCGATGAATTCTGAACTCGCAACAAAATCATTAAATTTATTAGGATAAGTCTGAACTGTATATGCTAACAGGGCTTCTCTAATTGTATCAAAGTCATATGCTTTAAGACTGATATTGGTAAAAGCAGTGTATACTGCTGTCCAACTCTCACTTGCAAATAAATTGTCTGTACGTTCTTGGCTCATATTATTCTCTCTCTAAATCTATACTTAATTCTACTGGCTCGTTTGATGGTAGAATTTCAAGGCGCACGGCGGCGCTGATAGTGTGGTCGGAATCTGTAACGTCAATACTTAGGAAGTTACATCTCGGATCATCTTTTATAATTTCTGTCAAATCTTCTTCAATCAACTCGATTGTTTCAGATGTCAATGGTTCAAACAACATTTCATGGATGATAGATCCGTAATTAGGCAGCATCACGCGTTCGCCTTTACGAGTCATGATGTTATTCATGAGGTCTTCAATAATCAAATCTTTGTCAGTCAACTCATGGTTGATTGCTTTTTTATTTTTGGTACTAAAACCAGCGAATAATGGCATAATGTTCTTTTCTCTAATGTTATTTACTAAATGTATTTATCACTGTATAAACTTCGCAGTTTTTGATTGACAAATAGACTCAATCGTGTTATCATGGTATATAAATAACACTATAATCACAACAAGGATAGCAATTTATGCCAACTTTAGTACCAATGGTCGTTGACCAGTCAGCAAACGGCGAACGCAGTTACGATATTTTCTCTCGTTTACTGAAAGAACGAGTAATATTCCTAACAAGCGAAGTCAATGACTATCAAGCCGATTTGATTTGTGCCCAATTATTATTCTTGGAAGCAGAAAACCCAGATAAAGATATTCATTTC